TTCTCCGGCGGCGGCGGTTCTGCCGCTTCCGGCGTGCTTTCGTGTCTGCGGTTCCATTTGTCCAGCGCTTCTCGCGGCGTTCTTTCGCAAAAGAAAACGTCGCATTTGCTGCAGCCGATCTTGTATTCATACCCGCAAATAATTTTCATCGTCGCATGATTGCCGCAAAACGGGCAGGGCTTGGGAATGTTGTTGTTCATTTGCTGATCTCCTGTTTTTTATGTCTTTCGCGCAAAAGATTCCGCGCGGGTTCCGACAATTTGATCGGAACGCCGATTGCGACAAGATCGATTTCCGGATGATGTTTTTTCCACCAGCGGATTTCCTTCTTTCGCAAAAAATCAAATCGGATCAATTCAATTTCCGCGATCAATCGTTGCAAGATTTTCATTGCTTCGCTTCCGTGAATTTTAATGCGATCATGCGCGCTTCCGTCTGGATGCGCTTTAACCGTATAAGGGCTTCCATGCCGCAGCCCAGATTGTCGATTTCTTCGATCAAGCGGCGCATGTGCGGCGCTTGGGCGATCATTTCGGCGATCAATGGCGCGTCCTCGGATTCCGTCTTGACTTCGGCGATCTGGATTTTCCGGCCGCGGCATGAATTTCCGCAATCTTGGCAAACTTCATCTTTCGCGTCAAGATATACGAATTTCCCGATCGCATACCATGTTTCCCGGATGTATTTTTCCTTCATTTCCGCTTGCCTCCGTCGATGATATGAAATGCAAGCGTATCTTCCGGAAATGCCGGGCAAATCGGGAAAATTCCGATACTGACGCCGCCGGAAAAGGTGAAAGTACATCCTTTGTCGCGGCTCTCGGCGATGAAAGCGGCTTCCGTTTCCATAAGGTGCGAAACGTGCTTGACGCATTCCGAAATCGTCCAGCGGCTGGTGTTCTCGATGTGAATTTTCGTGATGCCGTCCATTATTCCGGGTCCTCGATCTGCTGCCGCTGCTCCAGTAGTTCTTCGATCGGGTCTTTCGGCTGCCATTCGTCGACCGGCAAGGGTGCGACTTCAAGTTCCGGGCCGAACTTTTCGATAATGGTTGCCGAAATCGCCGCGGCGGTCCTTTCCGTAATCGCCGCCGGATCGATGCCCGCGGCCAGGTCCGGAAACTGTTTCCGCAAGTTCGGTCGGCAAGTCTTCATCGCGCGCGGTATCTGGTGCGTGAAAATCGCGTCGCTCGTCATAAAGTCAAGGATTTTGTAAACGTCGTCGATCCGGGCAAGCAATTTGCCGGAAATGACCGTCGCCACCGTCAACGTTGAAAATTTCATTTGCTTTCCTTTCTTGCGCGATAATCTGCGCAAAGTCCGTTTTTCCCGATCTGAACCTCTTTCAAATCGCAGGTAATTTCCCCTTTGTATGCCCGGTTGAAATAACAATCCGTCGCCGAACAAGTTATTATTGAAATATCCGTCGGAAACGTGCATTTCATCGCCAGAACTTGGCTTTGTTTCCGGATGCGTCGTCGTTCTCTGATCCATGCAAAAATTTTCATTTGCTTTCTGCTCCTTCCGTTTTGAATAAAGTTGCGGTATCGCAAAACATCTTTTCGCCGGCTTTGACCGGCGGCGAATCGGTGAGAAATTCGCATTCGATTCCGAAATCGCGGATCGAAACGATCTTGACCGGGACAAATTTCCCTCTGAACCGGAAAAACATTTTTTCGCCGGGCTTCATTTGTGGTTTTCCTCCTCTATTCGTTGAATTTGAATGCCGATCCAGCGCATGACGTTTACGCACATGGAATTTCCGCAGGCCTTGTATCTCGGCGCGTCCGGACAAGACGTTTCCGGCTTTCCGTTCCATGAAATCCGGGTGTAATTGTCCGGAAATCCCATAAGCCGTTCACATTCCAGCGGCGTCAATCTCCGAACGGTCGTTTCGCTCGGTTCGTCTGTGCAAACTCCCATGACGCCGGAACAATTCTGCGTATAGGCGATTTCGACTTGTGCGCCCACGCCATTGCCGCCGTTGTGAACTTGCCGTCCGATGATGTTTTCCGCGATTGCCACGGCGTGGTGATGACTGGTTCCGATTGTAGGCGATGGATCACCGTTGTTGCCGATCCCGGTTGTCTGTCGGTCGCCGTCTTTGGCGTCCTTGCCTATTATCATACTGTTGATCGGGTAACATTCCTGGACCAGCGGCAAGTTGTTCCCGCCGGTCCCGGCTTTGGCGTTGAGTTGCGGCGATACGCCCTTTCTCAATTCCTTTATCCGGCTGTCCTGCGCGTGGTTTTCGTAACAAAAAACGATGTTTTGGCCTCGATCCGCGCACGGGCTGCTGTCGTGCCGCGCTTCAAGCGTCCCGGCGATTTTTCCATACTGCGAAATCGGTTCCGTCAAGCAAAGTATGGCTTCCGGGTCGTGCATACAATTCAAGGTTTGATAAACTTCTTTTTGTATGGCATTTGCCTCGCAAATTTGCCCGTTTCCTATTGAATAGCATGTTATTTTCTGCCGTGTCGGTCGGACAAAAAGAATCGCCGGAACTATCGCGCCGCCGTCGGCTGTCGTTGTCCCGCCTTTCCTGATCGTCGGCGAAATGTTCCTGCAAAGGTCCCGCCCGTTGTCGTTTGCGGAAAAGCATAATACAATCGGCTGATTGTTGCCGCTTTTTCCTGCCGCCGCCGTTAAAGTCGGGGCAAGGTTCTTGCAACATTCCGAATTGCCTTGCTGCGTTGCCCGGCAAATAACGTTTTCAAGTCCTCTGTTCCGGTTGACGGCGTTTGCGTGATCCGTATTGCAAATCGGGTCCTGTGATCCGTGAACGCAAATAATGTCCGGGGCTTGGTTCGATCCGCTGGGCGATGCCTTTATTGTCGGCGATGTTTCTTCCGAATATCCGATCCCGCCGGCTTTCGATCCCTGACCGCCCGAAAAACCGGCGACGTGCAAATTCATTGAACTTCCGCCGATACTGCCGCAATTCGTCTTTAATGTTCCGGCGGTGTCGGTGCTGACAAATTCCCATTGATGCCCCGAACGGTATTCCCGGCTTGCCGGTTCAAGGCGATTTCCAGCATGTCCGGAAGCGATTTCCCGCGCTTTGATGCGCGCCGGAGTATTCCATTGCAAGCGGTCCGGCTCAAGTAATACTTCCGCGGCACGGGTCCAATCTCCAAAATATCCGACAACGAACACACGCCGTCGGCGTTGGGGAACTGCGAATGAAAATCCGGAAACTCGGGTAAATTGTGCGTCCAGCACGCGCCATGCCAGACCGTATCGGTCGCGTCGAGCATTGCAAACAAATCCTGCGGTGGCAAATCCTCCGTTGGGGATTTCAACTGCGCTTCCGGAAAGCAAGGATAAAAAGGCTGCGAAGTCCCCCCCCCCACGGGAACTGAATACGCCCGGCACGTTTTCCCAGACGATCCATTTACAGCCCGATTCGTAAGCAAGTCGTATAAAGTCGATGGCAAGCGATGATCTTTTCCCGCCGAAACCGGCGCGTTTTCCGGCAACGGACAAGTCTTGACAGGGGGTTCCTCCGACAAGTAAATCGAATTTTCCATGATATTTTTTTCCTATTTTGGTGAAGTCGCCTTCATTCGGGATCGTCCCGTTTTCCGGCAAGGTCGCATTCTGTTTGTTCCATGCCCGATAAAGTTTCTTTTCCTTTTCGGTCGCCGCCGCTTCCGGATCAAGCGCATTGATCGGTCGCGTCGCGTCGTATCGCGCATTCAATACGGCGCAGGGGAACGGCTCTATTTCCGAAAAGAAAACCGGCTGCCAGCCGAGGGGCTGCCACGCAAGGGTAGCGGCTTCAACTCCGCTGCATACGCTTCCGTATCGTATAGGCATTTCCGTTCCCTCCTGTCAAAATTTCCGGCCGTGTTTATATGGCCGGTTCCGGTTGACTTCCATTTTCGCAAGAATCGCGCCGGCGATGTCAAGATCTTTTTCCCCGGCGTAATCCATGATCCGAATAATCACGTCGGCAAGTTCAACTTCGAGGCTGCTGAACTTCGGGCAATGGTGATCCGGCGGGTTGCCGTCGCGCAGGGCCTGCAATGCTTCCGATACTTCGCAATGAATCAAGGCCAGAACTTCGCCGTCGTTCCGCGGCGCTTCGTGCCAGCCGTGATCTTTGGCGATCGCGTATGCCTTGACGATCTGGGCGTCGAAAGCCAGCCGGAAATTTGCCGCGGCGCTTTCTTCATTTACAAGATCGTCGCATTCGGCAAATATCGCCTTCAGCCTGCTGTAAAGATTTTTTGTCATGTTGGTTTTGCTCTCCTTTGTTGGGGTTAAAACGGAATGTCGTTTTCCGCAAGTTCGCGTTCGTATCTTTCGCGGTTGAAATGTCCGGAATTGTCTTCCGGCGGGATGCCGTGTTCGGCATAAACCGCGCTGCCGGTCGCCGTCTGCTGTAATTCATCCTCGGCCGCAAGTATGGCAAGCCGTTCTTCGATGTCGTCCGGTTCGGCGTCAAGATCGATCCATGATCCGACCGCGGCCGCCTCTTTCCTGATCTCGGCGATCCGCTGTTCGGCGATGTGCATTGCGCTTTCCTCGCTGATCGTCGGTTCGCTCTCCGGTTCATCCGGCGCAAAATCGTATTTCGTGATCGTCGGCCAGTCTGATCCCGGCGTTTTCTTTACGGTGATCCGGACCGGGCGTTTTAATTTCCCGGCCTCGGCGTAAATCAAGCATTCGTCGACCGTTTCCGGCAATTCAAATCCGGCGCGCTCCCGCCACCACTTTTCCGATTTTTTCCGGGCATATCCGGAATGCTCCGGACAAATCCAGTCCGAAATGTAATCGTTGAATCCGATTGCGTATTCTACGCGCAAGGTCGGCGGCTTGTCCGGCGCGCCGCGCTTTATGTGTTTGGTGTAAAAAATCCGCTGAACGTCAAATTCGGTTTCGCTGCTCTGGTCCGACAAAATCCCGTCGCTGGCCGCGCGCGCGCCGTGATGCAGCTTGCCTTCTTCGCGCGGCATGACATAGCCGCAATCCGGGCATGATGTCCGGCCCGCCGGGAAAACCGCCTGACATTGCGGGCACTCCCGCATGGGCGGCGGCTGTTTCTTCTTCCCTGCTCCGGATGTTTCTTCAACGCGGATCATGTCCACGGGGCCGTGGCGCATGATGTTCCCGCCGTAATCGAGGATCATGCAATCCGTTTTCCCGGTGTCCGGCGATAACCGGAAACCGCGGCCGACCATTTGATAATACAGGCCGGCGCTGGCCGTCGGGCGCAAAAGAACAACCGTGTCAACCGCTGGCGCGTCAAATCCGGTCGTCAAAACTCCGACGTTGACAAGGTATTTCAGGCCCGGCTTCATGTGGCCGAAAAGATCGGCCGGAACCGGTTTGTCCTTGAATCGATCCAGAATTTCGGCGCGTTCCTGCTGCGCGGTGCTGCCTATGACAAGGCCGCATTCCTGCCCGGATGTCGCTTCGATCCGCTGTTTGATGTGTTCGGCGTGCGCCACCGAACTTGCAAAAATCAAAACCTTTTTTCGGTCGGCTGTCAATCTGACAATTTCGTTGCAAGCGGAAAATACCAGCTGTTCGTTGTCCATTTTTGCGGCGATCTCGTCGGCGATAAACTCGCCTGCGCGGATGTGCAAATCGGACAAATCGGCTTTCGTCTTTCCGTTCTTGCTGCGCAACTTTGACAAATAGCCGCGCATAATCAATTCCCGAACGCCGATTTCGTAACAAATTTCGTTCAAAAGGTTTTCCGGCTTGCAAATCAAGCCGCCGCGCAACCGGTACGGCGTCGCGGTAAATCCGATCAAACGGACGTTCGGGTTCATCTGCTTTTCTTCGTTCAGCAGGGTTTGATACATGCCGTCGCCGTCCGGCGGGATCAAATGCGCTTCGTCAATCAAGATCAAATCGAAAACGCCTAAATCTGCCGCGCGGTTGTAAACCGACTGGATGCCCGCCACCAGAACTTGATTGTCGGTATCCCGCCGGTTCAAGCCGGCCGAATACATGCCGATTTTCAAATCTGGGCATAGCGCGGCGATCTTCGCCGCGTTCTGCTCCAGTAGTTCCTTGACGTGCGCAAGAATCAAAATCCGGCCGTTCCATAACGTCGCCGCGTCGGAAACGATTTTCGCAATGACGATCGATTTTCCGGCGCCGGTCGGCAAAACCGCGCAAGGGTTCGCGTCAGGGCGGTGCTGCAAATGCGCATAAACCGCGTTGACGCTTTCTTGCTGGTAATATCGGAGGTCGAACATCTTTCCTTTCCCGTCAAGCAACGTTATATTGCAAAAAGGTTGAAACGTGCTGAATGCCGAATTTTGAAATCGCGTCTGCAAGCCGTCCGGATTTGACCAGCGCGCGGATCGTGCCGGCGGTCAGGTCGGCCTCCGGAATGATCCGCATGAAATTCATGCCGAAACTGTTTTCGATCGCTTCCCGTTTGTAGGCGTGCAATTCCCGGATGCAGGAATCGTCGTCAATACAACCGGCCTTTACGATCGAATCGAAAAGGCATTTGAATTGATTGTCGAGGTCGCGCTTGCGGTTGTCCGGCGGGTAAAAGTCAAGCGTTACCGCCACCGGACCGCTGATTTTGCGCTGGCCGGAATCCGCAAACCGATGTTTCACCAGTTCATGGAATTTCCGGCCGGCTGCGCAAATGACCGGATGATTGCAGCCGGGAACGTATCGCCGATACTGATTTTCGGAAATCGCAATCGGCAATTCAAGTTCAATCGAACTGCAAAAAGCGGCATTCATTTCTTGTCTGCTCCCGTCCCGGCTGCGGCCGTCTTTTTTGCTTTGATCCCGGCAAGATATTTCGCCGGGCCGTTGTCCTTCAGCCACTGCCGATACGTTCCGGGAACAATCCGGCCGTCGCTGCCGTGAAAAGTTTTCCGGCGCTGACGGTGTGGAACCGATTTCCGATACATGTTGCGAAGAATTTTTCGGATTGTCATTTTTGCGCGCTCCTTACTTCGCCGGCGGCGGTTCCGCTGCGGGCGCCGCGGGTGCGGCCGCCTGATTTCTGGCCCAGGGGGCCACGGCGGGCGCCGCTGCCGCCGCGGGCTTGCTGCTGCCGATCGCGGGCGCCGCGGTCGTGCCGGCCGTCTGGCGCGGCTTGAAATGCTTGATTTCGTTCTGCTCGTCGTCGGTGTTCTTGTTGACGCGGGTAATGATCTGCAAAGTCAGCGGGATCATGTGAATTTCGCTGGTATCGTCCGGTCCGCAGGGCTTCGTGACGAAATCCCAGCCGACCGCCTGCAAAAGTTCCTTGATTTCGCCCTGCGCGATCTTGACCGCCTGTTCGTTGCTGTTTTCAAGATTGAAATTCTTGAAAATCTGTCTGCCTTTGTATTCGCCTTCGATGATTTCAAAAGTCATGGGCAAATAGCGGCCCTTGCCGCTGCGACTGGAAACCAGCCCGTCTTCGCCGGTGCGCTCGTCGTTCGGATCGCCGCCGCTGGCGATGATAATTGCCTGATACATCCCGGCGGGCAAAAGTTCGCCGGTCGCATGAACTTGGTTGAAATCGACTTTGTTGTTTCCGAAACCTGCCATTTTCTTTTCTCCTTGTTAGTTGTTGGCGGTTGCTTGGGTGGTGGTGGTATATGTCGCCTGCCACGCTGCAATAAAAGCGTTCCAATCAAGCGGCAATTCCTGCGGCAAACCTTCAAACCGGCGCTTTGCGATCTGGGGTCCGTCGATCCCGCCGCCGTCGGTAATGATGATCCGGTCGCCGCCGTCGCGGCCGATCGCTTCGGTGCGAACGTCCTTTTTGTTGAATCCGGCGTCCTCGGCCGTCTTCCTGATCCGGCGCGTGGCGAAAAAAACGCCGTCGGTGCTTTCGACCAGAATATCCATTGCCTTTTTGTACAGGCGGGGCTGGAACTGATCGTATTGCCCGATCCGGGGCGAAAATACGCGGACCACGTCGCAATGTCCGATCAAGATAATTGACATTTTGCGCCGGTCCCGAATCTCGGTCAAAAGATCAAAGATGTTCAGCCATTCCTCGGCATATTCTTTGTAGCCCTTGCCGTAACCGCCGGCCGCGTCGAGAATGTTTGAAACGGAATACCTTTCGCAAATGTAGCGGAAAAGCATTCGTTCGGCCGCGGAAATGCTGTCGATCGCCAGCGTCTGGAAATCGTGCGCTTCGTCCCGGATCGCAAGCAACTTTTCCTTGAAACTCTTGTAATCCTTGCTGATCGGGAATTTCGCGCAATCGATTTCGTTCAGGCCGTCTTCGGTCGGAATGAAGATCGCGCCGGGCGCTTTCGCGGCGAACGTTGATTTTCCCACGCCTTCCTGCCCGTAAAGCAGGATGATCGGCGGCTTTGGCGTCTTGCCACGGGTGATTGTGTCCAGAATGCTCATGTCGGAACCTCCTATTTGTTCAAGGTGAAAATCTGTTTGTGTTCGTATCCGGTCGGCCACTTGCCGCTTTCCCGGCATTCCTTCAAGCGCCGGATCGCGGCGGCATTGATCCGTTCGGCCACGTCAAGTTCGGCCGCCGGGATGCTCCAATATCCGGCAACGTGAAATTCGGTCTTGTCAACGGCGATCATGTTTACCGGGTATTCCGTGCCGCAAGCCGCCCGCAGGACGCTGCGGTAAAACGCCATTTGAAACGCATAACCGAAACTGCGCATGTCGTATTCAAAAAAGCGGATGTCGCGGCAAGTCTTCAGATCCACGATGCCCGTTTCCGGATGAAAAAAATCGATCCGGATTTGACACAAAACGCCTTCGATCTCGGCGCGCACCACGCCTTCGGCGATCCCGCCCGGCCGCAAAAGTTTTTCCGGAATTTCCGGATGCGTCGCCACGTTCTGCCGCATGGCTTCGATCTCGTTGTAATCCGCGGTCGTGATGACTTCGCCCGGCTGCGTCGAAAGCCAGTCAAGGTAAACTTTGCTGTCTTTCCCGTATGGCTTGCCGGTTCGCTCGTTGATCGGTCCGTCGGAAACGACGTATGCCGCATTGAAAGCGTCTTCGCCTTCCAAAATCAACTTGTGCGCGGCCGTCCCGAATGCGTATTCGGTCTTTTCCGGCTCCTGATACTGGCCGGAAATCGTCGCGTAATACTTGAACGGCATTTCACAAAACCGGGCCAGCATGTGGCTTGAAAGAATTTCGCCGCTTTTGCTGCGTGCGTGATACTGGCTTTCCGGTTCGTGGATGATGCAGGCCGGGATGTTCATTTTCCGGCCTCCGGATCGGCGGTTTCCGCGTCGATGACTTCAGCGCCGTCGGAAAGCATTTTTGGCGCGCCCTGTTCCGGCTGCTGATCCTGATTTTCGGTCATGGTGAAGCGGTAAACCTCGAAAATGTCTTTTTTCGTTTCGGGGTCAAGGTCGTAAACGACAAGGGCAAGTTCGACGTTCTCCGGCTTGGCGTCCACGAGGTCTTCCTCGGTGTATCCGTCGCCGATCTTCTCGAACATGTCTTTCGCCTTGACGCCGCATTTCTTTTTCAGCTTCTCGAACTCGGTGATCGAACACATTTTCGCGCGGCTCTTGTCCCGGAAGACAAATTCGTTTTCGTCTTTCCGCGCTCCGAGGCCGTTGACGAAAAGATCGTTCAACTCGGATTCCGTCATGTCCAGAACTTGGACCACTTCGCCGGTGTCGCCGCGCTTGACCGTTTTTTTGCCTTCCTCCGGCGTGTTGAAAAGAATGTCGCATTCGATTTCGCGGTCTTCCGATCCGCGCGCCAGCTTCTGCGCAAGGCTCCGGATCGTCGATTCCGATTCGGTGATCTCGCTTTTGAATTGCGCCGATGCCTGTTTCAAGGAATCCTGCAATCTTTCCTTCCGCTGATTCTCCAGCGCAAGTTTGACGCCGATTTCCTTCAATTCCTCGGTCGTAAACTTGCAATTCAAGATTCGTTTCGTTTTCATGTTTCTTTTACTCTCCTGTTTGGTTGTTGGTTGAAATTTCCATACCTTGTTTTACCTTGCCTCGCTTCGCTTCGCCAGTCCCGGCTTCGCCTTGCCTGCCTCGTCCGACCTTGCAAAAGATCGCTGCTCTCGACTTCGCTTATCCTCGCTTGTCTGTGCCTGCCTTGTATAGCCTTGCCTTTCTTTGCTTCACCTTTCCCGGCCTTGCCTTGCCTGCCATGCCACGCCGCGTCCGGCCTATCTAAACCGCGCTATGCTTGACTTAACTATGCTTAGCCTGCCATGCCCAGCCTGTCCTTGCTATGCCGGCCTAAACCTTGCCTGCCTCGCTCTGCTATGCCTCGCTATGTCTTGCCGGTCTGGTCTATACCGCGCCCCCCTCTGCCTTACCTGCCGAGCATTGCAAGATCGCGCGTCGCTATGCTTGGCCCCGCTTCACCTGCCGAACTTGGCCCCGCTTCGCTATGGATTGCTATGCGCCGCCGGGCATATCCCGGCTTCGCCTGCCGTGCGCGTTTCAGGCTTTGCCCTTTCTCTTTTTGATGAAAGCCGCCGCCGCTTCAAAAACCGGCTTCAGCTCCGAAATCCGGGCAAATTTCGCCGAAAAGATTTCAAGTTCTCTTGCCGCGTCCGCTTTCATCTGCTCCAAAAGTTTTTCATCGGACAAAACCGTTTCGACCGGCAAATAGCCGCCGTCCTCGGCGCGCGCCGGGGTCAGGCTGATATATGCCTGAACGGTTTTGTTCTCGCTCGGAAGAAAAGTCACCTGCACGCGGATCAATCGCCGCGCCTGTTCAAGCCGCCATTTTTCGGCCGCTTCGGTATCGTTCCAATCGAAAGCGTCATGCAGCGGATTTTCGGGATTTCTGGCCGCGTTTACCACGTCGGCCGGAAACAGGATTCCGTTATGCGCGGCGGCAATCCGGGCAAGTTCTTCCGCGTATTTGTTCATTTCGCCACCTTGCCTTCGTCCTGCGGCAATTCGCTTTCGTCCTTGCAAATCCGGAACGTTCCCCAGCCCATGCCGGCCGAATTTTTCGATCCGGGGCGGCCTTCGCAAATCCCGACCTGCATTCCGACGCGGGCAAGCAAGTTTGAAATGTCGGTCACGGAAAACTGGTCCGCGTCAAATTCGATCCGCAAGCGCGCGCCCCACTCCAGCCACTGCGCCCGAACCGCAATATCCGTCGTCGCGCCGCCGATTCCGATTCGGACCATGCTTTCAAGTTGGCGCGGCGCGGGTCCGACAATGCGGATCAATGGCGTTCCCTCGGTGTTGTCGAAACCGTCGGCATGAACGAAAATCGAAAGTTTCGCAAGGGTCATTTTGAAACCGCACAATTTACATGCGTCGATCATGGCGGCGCGGATCGCTCCGGCGGGAAATCCGTCCCAGCCGTCCGTCGAAATATGCCGCGCCTGATTGAAACAGTCGTTGAAATCCTTTGCCGCGCGGCCTTTGTTTTTGTTCGCAAGGCTGCCGAGTTCCTGCTTGTCCCGGATCGCCTTGATCGCCTTCTGCGAAAACTTGTGAATGACCAGCGGCGCGGTTCCCCGGATGAAAAATTCCGCTGTCTGGATGTTCGGCGGCGCGATCTTGATTTCGACTTTTCCGTTTTTATCGTTTGACATTTGCTTTTTTCCTTGTTCTGTGGTATATTCTGTGTTGTCGATTCCATTTTGAAAACCTCGGCGCCGGCCGCGCCGGGGTCTTCGTCTTTTCTGCGTGTTACTGCTTCGGTTCCGGCTTCTGGAAAACGCCGGCGGCCACCAGCTTTTCGATCAAGGCGTTTGCGCTGTCGGCAAGGGCAAGCAAGCCCTGCGGCGGCATGACGATCCGCTGCGTGATTTCCGGGACCGGCGGTTCCCCGTTTTCCGTGGGATTGTAGGAAACAAGATCAAGTTTGACCATGTTTCCGCACCAGTGAATGTTGCTCACTCCGTCCGAATAGATTTCGTTTTTCGCCATTTTTTCAACTCTCCTGTTTGTTGGCGTTGCTGCCTTCCGCTGCCGGCGGGTCCGGCAGGGTTTCGGCGTATTCATCCATCGCGTTTTCAAGTTCCGCGAAAAGAACATCCACGGGCGTCATGGCGTATTCGGCCCGCGTCTGGTCGTTGCGCTCCGTGCCGTCCGGCTCCAGAAAAACTTTTCGGCATGTTACAAGTTTCATGCCGGGCGCCGGGGTGTTGTATTCGACGAAATACTGCTGCGTCGCCGCCGCCGGGTCCTTGCCGAAATCGTCAAAGTTCTTGCCGTCGAAAATGCCTTCGCAAATCCGCAAAAACTGTTGATCGCGGTTCGTCTTCGCTTCCGGATGCCGGGCGAAAAATTCGGCTTCGACCGTCTGCAAAAATGCCCGCGCCTGCGCGGCCAGCGCCGCGAATTTCGGCGTCGAAATCCCGGATCGGATGCCGCTTTCGGTGAAAGCGCATACGGAAAGCGCCTGCCGCTGGTACTTCTTCAAATCCGCGTCCGAAAACATCCGGCAATCCTTTTTGTTTTCGTTCATGTTCAAACCTCCTGCGCCGGTTCCGGTCTGGGGATCTGATAGCCCGCGCAAAAAACCGCCTTGAAAACGCTGCAATTCTTGCAGGCCGCTTCGTCGAGGTGATGCGGGCAATGATCCGCGCAACTTTTGCCGATCGCGCCCAGCAGAATTCCGATTTTGCCTTTGTCGGCGGGATCGCCGGCGGGCTGCTGCTGTTGCGCGCGGGCTTCCTTCAATTCGTCTTCCAGAATCGCGTTTGCGCCGGCGGTCGCTTCGATCTGCTTTTTCGCCGCCGCAAGTTCGGCCGTGATCCTGCCGTTCTGGGTTTCGAGGTCGGCGATCTTGGCTTTCAATTCGGCCGCCTCTGCGGTCGCCTGATTCAGCGCCGCCTGCATTTGTTCCTTCGTCATTTGCTTTCCTCCGTGTTGGTGGTTATGTTTTCCGGCGTCGCCGCCGTGGGGTCCTGAACTCGGCCGTCTTCGATGATGACCGTTGCGGCCGTTTCTCCGACGATCGTTCCGATGCCCTGCATGTTCTGTTCGGTCAAAAATTCGCCGAACTCGGCCAGGGTCTGCGGGTCCATTGCTTCGAGGCCGTCGATCAAGACAAAACCGCAGCCCGGCTTCGATTTCATGCAAATTGCGGTCGCAATCTTCAAGCGCTCCGATCCTGACATGCAATCCCATTTCTGGCCGCGGTAAAGCAATTCGCCGTCGGTAGTGATCGAAAGTTCCGGCAAGGGCAATTCGGCGCGCTGCAAAAGCGCGGTCCGGTCGGCTTCGATCGCCTGCAATTCGGCGGTCTGCGCGTCGGATGCCTGCCGCATGGCGGCGATCTCGTCGTAAACCTTCCGGCGCTCTGCGTTCGCGCGGATTTGCCGGTTCGTTTCGTCGGCCTGCTGCAATTTCTGCATGATCCCGGCTTTGATCGCCGCGAAATCTGGATCGCCGGCAAGATTGGCTTTGATGCTCTCGATGCCGTCTTTCGTATTGGCGATCTGGCGTTCGATGTCGGCGTTTCCCTTCTCCAGTTCGATGATCTGGGAATCAAGTTCCGCTTTCGCCTTTTCGGTCTGTTCCTGAATTTCTCTTTGCGCTTTCTCGTATTCGGTTTTGAGATATTCAAGCCGCGCGAACTTGCTTTTTTCGTTCTCGCCGATCTTCGCCATTTTTACGGCGATCAACTGTTGATTGTTCGCAAGGTTCGCTTCGAGGGCGTCGGCGCGCTGCTGTTCGACCGCAAGCAAGGCCCGGCGGCTTGCCGTTTCGTTTTCGGCTTCCGTTACGCCCTGCAATTCCTTTGTCAGCGCCTCGATGCTGATTTCGTCGGCCGGGGCTTCGGGGAAATGCGGCATTTCGTCGAAATGGACCTGCGCGCGCTTGATGTCGCGGTTCTGATCCGCACGGGCTTCGCGGATTTCGTCGGCGCGCTTCTTCATTTGCGCAAGGGCGGTTTCAAGGTCCGGAAACATCTTCAAAAGCATTTTCGCCTTGTCGGTGTCGCTGGCCCGCATAAATGCGCCGAGGTCAAGGGCGAATTTTCCGACAATATCGTTCAAAAGCGTTTGATTGCCGCGCATTCCGCGGGCGTCGGTGATCTTTAAGGCTGCATTCTTGCCGGCGCGTTCTACGATCAAGCCGTCGATCTCCACGCGGATCGCGGCGTTCTTCTCGCCGTCGTGGTTGTTGATGTCTGACGGCCGGAAAGTTTCGCCGCCGAGCGCATAAGCGATCGCGTCAAGGCAACTGCTTTTTCCCTGCGCGTTGCGGCCGCCGAGGATCGTCAAGCCGTTTTCGGTCGGGTGAATCTCAACCAGCCGAACGCGCTTGAAATCCTGAACGGAAAATCCGGTGATCTTTGCGGGTTCTTTCATTTGTTTTTGCTCTCCTTATTCTGTGCGGCGCGCTCGGCTCTGATCCTTTCCGCGGTTCGGAAAAGGTATCGGCCGAAATCCACGCGGCGCTGCTCCGTGTAAAAATTGATCCGGGCGGCGTCCCGGGGCCGCTTGGCCGCCGCCGTTTCGATCGTCAGGGTTGTTCCGGTGTGATTCATCGATTGCATTCCCGGATCGCTTCGGCATACTGCCGGCATGTTTCACAAGTCATGCGGTGGCGTTTCTGGGCGGCCTGCTGCCACAATCCGGCAATGTAGCCGAACGCCATTCCCGCAAAAAAAATCCCGATGATCGTTCCGACGGTGATCTTGTGCATTCTGGATTTCGATTCCATTTTCTTTTCTCCGGGTTACTTATCGGCATTTTCCGAATTTTCCGATATTTGCGGGCAAAATTTTTTTGCCCGTCTGACCGTTTCCAGCAGCAGATTGGAAACAATGCGGTTTTTCGGCAATCCCGTTCGGGCGTGTACCTCCTCGACGTATTCGCGGATTTCAGGCGCAAACTGCGGCGTGATCGCGTAAGTCAGCGGGGCTTTCTGGTTCGGTCGGATGCTTTTTTTCTTCGTCATGTCGAATGCTCCTTTCTTGGTGTTCTATCCCCTAATATATCGGAAAATTCGGAAAAGTCAAGGGCAAAAATTAAAAAAATTTAGAAAAATTTAGAAAAAATAGTTTTTTTAATGGAAAAATCGGAATTTTCGTGTATATTAGGATGCAAACCGGAGAACGAAAAATGAACATCGATGAAAAACGAAAACTTCAGCGGCTGATCCTGCGCCACATGTCCGAACATGAATTGACGCAAAAGGAAATGGCAACCGAATTGAACATTCAACAATCTACGCTTTCGGCGTGGCTGTCCGATGATCCCGAAAAAGGGCACGGCATTCGGAAAACGCATGTCGCCCGGATTCTGCATGTCTGCGGCGATGTCGCCGGGCGTGATATTATTTCCGTCGCCGGAAACGGAAATTCGATCAATTCCCATAACGGCGGCGATGTCGAAAAGTTCCGCGCCGGTCTGATCTGCGCCCTGATCGATTCCGAATTGTCGCCGGAAGCGCTGCAAATCGCCTTGAAAGTCGTAAAGGATTTCAAGGGGTGATCGATCCATGCCGAAAACATATCTGTTATACGCGCGCGTAAGCCCGAAGGGGTCCGGCTGGGATTGCGAGGAAACCTCAATCGGCGTTCAATTCGCGGAAATGCGGGCGCATTGCTCCCGCCTCGATCCGGGCGCGAAATTTATTGAAGTTTTCGACGAATTCAAGTCCGGAAAAAATCTGAACCGCGGCGGGGTGCAATCGATCCTTGCCGATCTGGAACGTCGGCCGGTCCCGTGGGATTGTCTGGTCGTCTGGAACCTTGACCGGCTTTCGCGGTCGCTGTGTGATGCGCTGCCGATCTTTACAAAACTCCGGGATGCGGGATGCGAATTTATTTCGATCAATCAAGAATATCTATCCTATACCGGCGCGATGGCCCGTTACATGCTGCAGCAGACGATCGCCATTGCCGAACTTGAACGGGGCATGACCTCGGAGCGCGTGTCTGCAAAAATGCGATGGATCGCCGCGGCCGGTAAAATTCCGTGGGGGCGAATACCGATCGGATATGTCCGCGATCCGAACTTGAAAAATACGGTCGTCGTCGATGAACCGAATGCCGAAATCGTCCGGACGATCTTTGATCTGTATGTCGCCGGCAAACTCGGATTCAATATCATAAATGACCGCTGGCCGGGGCTGTTCAAGGGGCGCAATTCCCTTTATGCGATCTTGCGCAATCCGCTTTACGTCGGCGAACTGCATTATGCCGGCAAGGTCTATCAAACCGAACATCCCGCGATCGTCAGCCGGGAAGTCTGGGACAAGGCGCAAAAAATGCTTGCTGAACGGAAGCGCCGGAATTATACCCGGCGCGGGGCGGCTCCGCAGCACGATTATCTGCTGTCCGGGCTGGTACGCTGCCATTGCGGCCGATACATGACCGGTTATTCCGTGAACGGCCACGCCGGGCGCAAGTTCTTCTATTATAAATGTACCTGCCCGACGTGCAAAAACGCGATCAATGCCGAGGCACT